TTAAACCAAGCAACCAGTGCAGCAGCAGGGACATTAGACCTTGATTGGATCATACAAGGCTCAAACAACACAGTTGTTTCCAGTATCAATATCGACCAAGCTACCAACTATATGGACATTGACGGTTCCGATAACACAGTCACATATACTGGCACAGGTGTTAACGCTAGTTCAGGTGGTTATATGTGGCTAGATCACACAGGCGGTAGCCGTACTTTTACAGTCACACAAGCGAGTACACTAAATAATGATTGGGTTAAGATTACTTCTAACGGTAGCAACGGTACTGTTTGCGTTGAGCAAGATGACCAAGGAACCGCTGTGGGCTGCTGACATTGGTTCAATATCTGAGCTAAATGGGTACGCAAAGGTTGTTAGGGACAAAGAGTTAGGGGCTGAACTTGACCTAGGTATTCAGTCGCTTGATAACGTGCAGACATCTAATGGTCGAATGGCTATAACTTTTGAGGATGACAGCCGCGTCAAACTGACTGAGCATAGTGAACTCATTATCGACGAGTACATCTACGACCCCAACCCCAGTAAGTCTAAGATGACGATTAAGTTTGCCAGTGGTACAGCTCGTTTTATTACAGGGCAGCTTGGCAAGATAGACAAACGCAACATCACACTATCCACACCTACTGCCAATATAGCCATACGTGGTACAGACTTTACTTGCACGGTGGATGAGTTTGGTAAAAGTCTTATTATCTTATTACCTGATGCAAACGGGATATCCTCTGGCGAGATTGTAGTGTCTACCGGGATGGGCAGCGTTACTTTAAACAAGCCCTATCAAGCTACAACGGTTGCTATGTTTGAACAGGCTCCCTCTACCCCCGCCATACTTAACCTAACATTAAATATGATTGACAACATGTTGATCGTAACTCCGCCTAAAAGCGTCGAACTTGTAGAAGAAGTACAGACAGTCGTAAAAGCCAACCCGTATTTAGATTTCTCAGGCTTAGATGTAGACTTTTTAGCTGATGACTTCCTAGAAGAAGACCCAGAGTTTGAATTCTCAGAGCTAGATATTAACTATTTAGATGTTAACTTCCTTGAGGACATGCTTAATATCCTCGATGCTCTAGGTATTGCGGCAGAGGAGGATAAACTAAAACAAGCAACGGGGATAAACATTACAGGCACAGAGTTAGGACAGGATAAAGACACGCAGATAACCACACTCATTACTGGACAGATAGTTAGTTTGCGTAGGTTCGTAGGACATAGCGTCAGGTTAGACGTAGAAGCAAGCAACGCTTACACTGTGATACTGATGCAAGAAGGCGTAGAAAAAGTAGTTAAAGTAAACGGCGGCTCAGACTCAACCATAAGGATACTTCAAGGTTCATGAAAAAACTCCAAGGCTTATTACTGCTACTCTTATTCGTTACCCCCTTAATATACCAACCTGTCTTCTACCAAGTTCTAAAGCTAAGAACCTTTGACCGTTTCGTGCACATACCTGAAGAGTCCGGGTACTTTGCCATACTTAATATTACTGAAGCAGACGTAAATCGTGAAGGCGGATACCCACTACCACGTAAGAAGTTAGCGCAGATAAACGATTTATTACTAGCCGCAGGTGCTCTTGGTGTAGGTTGGGGTATAGGTTTCCCCCATGCTGACAGACTTGGAGGGGATAAAGCCTTTGCAAAATCTCTCAATAACGGATCTACAGTTTTGCCTTTGTTTGAACACGATAATGGACTGTACCCTGCTACTGTCGGCACAGTTATACGGGGAGATGATGTTGGTGGTTTTACAGCAAAAGGAGCTATACAAAACATAGATATTCTAAAGAACTCAGATTGGACTGAGCAAGGGATTGCCAGTGCACCTGTTGATGTAGATAACTTAGTAAGGCGAATACCTCTACTTTATAGAACCCCACATGGGTGGTTAGCTGCATTTGGCACACAAGTGCTTAAAGTTTTAGCAGACTCAAAGACTTACATAATTAAGACTAACGAGAATGGCATTGAAGAAATAGTAGTACAGGGGCTACCGCCAGTAAAAGTTGATTCGCTAGGTCGCAAGTGGATTAGTTGGGTTGTTTCACGCGAAACATCATTACAGAAGTTGGATGTAGAAGGACGGTTTGTTTTTGTTGGAGTAACCGCTGCTGGAGTCATGCCTCAACTGGCAACACCTGTCGGATTACTAGAGCCACATTACATACAAGCAGCGTTAGCAGAATCAATGTTAGTACAGAACAGTCCGTATATTCCTGACGACGCCGCAGCTTTAGAAGTTGGTATATATGCAGTAACAGTAAGTTTGATGTGGGCCTTGATTAGCGGGTTAGGAATAACTTGGGGTATCTTGTGGGGAACTGTTTTGTTCAGTGCAACTGTTTACTTAGGTATGCAGTTTATAGAACGAGGACTACTTATTGACGTAACTTGGGCACTAATCACTCAAATTATAGCCGCTGGAGTGGCCTACTATTTAAATTTCCGCACCCAGTATCGACTTAGGCAACAGATAAAGAAGCAGTTTGAGCATTACTTAGACCCTAGACAGGTAAAGCAGCTTCAAGATAACCCTAAGTCTTTAAAGCTAGGGGGCGAAACTCGATACGCTACATTCTTATTTACTGATGTCCGTGGGTTTACTTCTTTGTCGGAGACTCTGCCACCAGAGCAAGTCACGTATATTATGAACAAAGCCTTAACTGCCCAACAGAAAGCCGTGCAGAAATACGAAGGCATGGTCGATAAGTATATAGGTGACGCGATGATGGCTATCTTCAATGCACCGCTTAATCAACCAAACCACGAAAGTAAAGCTATCGGGTGCGCTTTAGAGATAATAAACAACATGAAGATTCTTAATGTAGAGTTAGTTGAAGAAGGCTTGCCTGAAATAGCTATAGGTATTGGAATAAATACTGGTAGGGCAGTAATAGGAAATATGGGAAGTGAATCCCGGTTTGACTACACGGCTATTGGCGATGCTGTTAATACTGCAGCTAGGTTAGAGTCGGCTACTAAAGAACAAAAGCTAGACTTGCTAATTGGAGAGTCTACCGCAAAAAAGGCTGATGTTACGCTAGAGTTTGTTAACGAGATCCATGTGAAGGGTAAGGAGCAAGGACTAAAGGTTTACACGTTTAAAAATAGGTAATATAATGGTCGGACTTTATGCAACACTACTATGCCCCTGCTAGAGTGTAGTAACCCCTCAAAGTGTTCTAAAGTGTTACGACAGCCCTACCCTGTTTTTAGTCACTTCTCAGGGTAGGGTTTTTTACTCTACCCTCCATACACGTATCCCACGTACTCCATCTAGTGTCGTAGTTTTAATTCTTACTTTAACTTTACGACGTTTTACTTCTGCCGTGACTACTCGCTTTGCCTCTTTGATATCAAGGCATGGGATAAAAAAACTTGAGTGCGGTTCAAACTTATTCCACTCAATATCAAAATGAATTCCATGTAACTCAATCATCTACCGAAACCTCCTCTTTAACATCTTTAGGTATAAACGTATCACTAAACACATGCGTACCTACTGGGGCTGAATCTAATGCTGTACCCTTACCTAATCGTTTTTTGTTAGTGCCTTTAGCTATTCCCTGTTCTGTTAGGGTTCTTATAAAGTCTTTAAATATAATTTGCTGCTCTGCACAAAAAGTACGGAGTGACTTAGTAAATATATAAACCAATCCAGTGTCCGGCTCCCAACGCCCAACTATTTCGTTTCTTGGTTCTTGGATAGGGCTTGGGGGCATAGAACTCCTTTTATCAACCGCACCATCAATAATTAAAAACTTACTCCAATTAGCATTCTGGTATGCTCCTAGTACACCAATAAAATCTATCTCAGGTTCAGATATCTGGTCGCGTAGTATAGGTACTAGCTCAGACGTAGCCCATCTATATACTCTATCTATATCTAAATCTATTAAATTCAACGCTTTAGCTATGTACGCTCCAGTAATGTTGCAAGAAATAACCGCTGACCAAAAGCGTTCTCTCGCGTCTAAACCTGCATCGCGGTCTAGTCTTTCTTGGAATCGCTGCGCTACATCTATTACTTTAGGCAGGTTTTGCGTTATATATTGAATATAAGGTTCTCCTGCTACACCATAGTTACTTAAAAGTTTACCCTCAAACAATTTGTTTGCTTGGCTTTTTGTAAGGTTATCTGTTTGGTCTATCCTGTACTCTAACAACCGCATAATTTCACCGTCGGCAAAAGATTTTATTAGCCCTAGTTTCTCAGCTATTGATGAGTTGCTAGATGCCAAAGCAATCAAAGCCCAACTAGTGTCGTTTCTACGCTCTATATTGTTCTGCGACTGCATACGCCCCGGCCCTTCTCCTTGAGATACACCATATATTAGGGTTGAAAGTCTTTCGGGAGGCATATTAGTAATCTCGTCTATGGTGTAGGGTAAGTTGTTCATGATCCCTAGACGATTCATCTTGTGTGCAAACGTATCTGTCTCTTGTGCTAGTAACTTACTAGGGTGTCCGTACACGCTGTTACACATCTTTAGTATTGTAGATTTGCCTGTACCACTACTAGAGTTAATCAGGTTAATCATCGCACCGTTATACCCTAAGTGCTTTATTAGTGGTGCTCCAAAAGCAGTAAAAAACCCAAACGCATGAGGTTCAAAGTTAGGCATATCGTAAACTGATACAACTTCCTTCCATACATCTAAACTACCTGTAGGTTTTAAGTATTCGCACAAGCGTTCTGTTATCTCGGACGGCGGAGAATACCTAACTGCCTTGGCTGAAATCTCTTTATCCCCTAAAACAAACGCGGCATTGTCATCTGTCCACCCGAATTGCCTTCTCATAATCTCGGCCTCGTCTGAATGTTGCTGATTATTCACACACGCAATCAAATACATCATTATCTGATCGAACGCTTTTGGCATCACGACAACACCTTTTGCTGATAGATACTTTCTTAGTTCTTCTTTGCTAGTCACCGTAGACAAAGGGATCATAAATTCTTCTGCTTTATCTTTTGGTAGTTTCAGCCTTACAAAAACTAATTCCCCACGCTCTTTATCTTTTAGTCGTTTAGTCACACGCAAACTGTGGGCATACACCATTACATCAGGTTTCTCGTCGTCATCAGTAGTCTTATATATGCTGCCTTCCTTACTAACAAAATAAGGAAAAGGTAATTCTGGTAGGTTGTTCTGTTCTGGCTCGGCCTTCTTAATCTCTTTACATAACCCAAGTGGGCTGTTTATTTTTCCTTTGTGCCTACACCCATCACATAAATTAGGTGCGTATTCCTCAAACGTACTGCACCGATAAGGCTTATCTATTAAGTACTCAATTTTTTTATGTGTTTCTTCGCGACTATAATCTGGGTGGTTCTCAGACATCTTATGTATATATGCCTCGCCATCTATGCAATTTGCAGCAATAGACAGTCCTGCTCGCCATAAGTTGTAGTCTATGCTTTCTTGGTTCTCTAAGATGTTCTCTATCTGAGCACAACCTTTCTTGCGTTTTATCCTGTCTACTAAATTAGAAAACTTATTTTGCCTGTCGTCTAATAACCGCTGTGCTTCTGGGGGAAAGGAAGCTACGCTCTCGATAACCGGGACAGCCCCTAACGTATTTGATAGTTCTACAAAATCAACATCTTTTCCTTCTCGTAAAACTAATACTTTTTTGGGAGGTTCGTCTTTAAAATTAAGTGTGTCCGGCACTCGTAATATACGAGCGCAATCAGCGGTAACCGCAGGGTCTGCTTCAAACCCACACTCTTTGCACAACGCCTTTAACTTATCTGCTACAGGCTTCCATTTTGCCTGACTAATTGCTTCTGATAGTGTCCAGTAAACATGTATGCCCCTACCACTATTAATAAGTGAAGGTGTAGGTAGCCCCTTACTATTACAAAATTTCTTGAGTGCTAGTAACGCTTCGCCTTGATTTGCAAAAGGTTTCCCTTCTCCGCAATCTAAATCAAGCCAAAAAGATTTAAACCATTTAGCGTTTTCCTGTGTCCTAGAAGATTTGTTTTCAAAAGTAGCGCAGCCGTAGTAGACGTTAAATGAGCCTGCTAATAGTTTTTCTGCCCCTGCTTCTAATTCTTCTAACGTATCGTGAAAACTCTGTCGTGGTGATACCCCTGTTTTTAACCCTACAAGACAATAGTGACCTTCACTTGGAAGGATTTTCTCCAGTGTCTTTATCATTTTCACAATCCAATGTTCCGGTTTCTATAATTTTGTGCACCTTTGCATGGTGTTTTTTATGAGGGTTCCAATCTCCGTAAAACCACGAATATATATTCCACCTAGATACACCAAAATATGTAGATAAATCTTGGATTGTAATATCTTTTTCTATACACACTTTCCCAAGCTGAACGCCGATCATATCGATCGGCGCTGCCTCATTCTTGCGGAGTGTATAGATGCTATAACCCCTAACATCTTTCATTAGTCATCTACCTCGTCAAATTGTGAGAGAATATCGTCTAATTCAGATCCGTCTTTCTCTACAGTCGGTTTCTTTTTACGACTCTTTGTAGTTTTTGGAACAGGGACATCTTCTACTTCAGCGACAACTTCTGGTGTAGCTTCTCCAAACGGATTATCGTCCTCCGTTGCAGATGAATATCCATCTACTTCACCAAACGGGTTTGACTCTGCCATTTCTGATAATGCCACTACCTGTATAGCTCTTAGACGTAAAGATACTCCTGCGCTGCTAGTCATACTATATGGAACTAACTCAACATTAATATTGACGGTGCTTCCAGAAGTAAGTTGGAAGTCATCATCTAGCTTGATGCTTTTAGCATCGTACTGTGCAGGAGTGCGAGTAGCGTTTTTACCGTAAGCTGCCTTTAACTTAGACTTACCTTGAAAACGACCGTCATCAAGTTTCTTAAACGGCATGTCGAACTTATCAGCCCAACTAGCTTCTTTGCCTTCGTCCCAAGCAGAAACCATGTTTTTATATAAGTCTGCTGCTTGTTCCTTTGTCATGTTAAAATTTACTTCGTATGCTGCACCGTCATCAAATACGTCGCAAGGCACAGATTTGTTCTGCATACTGTTGAAGTTATATGGTTTATCTAAACGTGGGTACATAGCCTCTACGTTGTTGATATTAAAGCGTGTGTAGTTTTTCTTAGCCATAGTCATTCCTTTATTGGTTTAAATGGGTTGTATTCGACCACAGTAAAACTAGTTTTAACTGCGGCTATTGCGTCTGCACTATTTGCTAGATTTTCTATTAGTAGTGCAAAAGTCTCTGGTACAAAGCCGACTGCTTCAAACAGTAGCTTTTTATATGACACGCTCTCGTCTTGAGATATGCGCGTAATCATTCTCTCTGGGCTGTAATCGTGTAGGTCAAGGTATTTTTTATATGCC